CAAGTTTTTTGGAGTCCAAGCACTACGAATACAGATAACTGTATTTTTGGTCTTCAAGGTGTTAGCCTTAGTGAAGGCGACACAGCCGATGTAGCTTTTGGAACAGCTGTAGAAGTTACAGATGCTGGAATCGGAACTGTAGAAGATGTGCAAATGACTGCAGTTAGTTCTGCAATGACAATTGCCGGCTCTCCAGCTGACGATGATCAAACGTTTTTTCAACTTTACAGAGATGCAGCCGACGGTAGCGATACCTTTACAGGTGAAGCAAGAGTATTAGGAATTAAATTATTCTATACTACTGACGCTGCTAACGACGCATAGGAGAAATAGAATATGTCTTTTGGCTATCAAGTTTTAGGATTTGGAGGTGGTGGAGCTGTAAAAGTATTAATTGAAGCTACTGGCGGTACAATCGAAGAAATTGGTGATTACAGAGTTCACACTTTTACATCTACTGATTCTTTTGTAGTTGATTCTATTGACGCTAGTTTACCCGCACCCGCAAAAGCAGTAGATTATGTTGTCGTTGCTGGCGGGGGAGCTGGAGGATATTCATGGGGTGCCGGCGGCGGAGCCGGAGGTTTTAGAGAATCTCATGTTGACGCAATTTCTGGTACGTACACTGCAAGTCCTCTAGCTAGTGCAACTTCAATTCCAATTACAACAACAAGTTACCCAATAACAGTTGGCGCGGGAGGCGGTCAAACCAACAGCCCACCTGCTTGCGGCTGTGCAGGTGAACCAGGAAGCGTATCTACTTTTTCTACTATCTCATCCTCAGGCGGAGGAGGCGGTGGAGGCCGATCGTCAACTTCTGGAAAACCAGGAGGATCCGGCGGTGGCGGAGGAGGAGAACCTGGTTCTTCATCTGCTGGAAGCGGAAACGCTGGAAGTTATACACCTGCTGAAGGAACTGACGGAGGCCCCGGAACAAGAACTGCGGGCGGTGGCGGAGCTACAGTAGCTGGAGCTGGACACCCTGGTGGATCTGGTGGAGCGGGCGCTGCAACACAAATTAGTGCAACATCTGGAATTCCAGGTCCAGACCCAGCATATCAATATTATGCTGGAGGTGGTACTCCTAGTCAATCTCCTACAAGCGGAGGAGTTGGAGGAGGAGGAGGTAATCCTTATAATCCTGCTCCCACGCCGGACAGTTTTGGTGCGGCAAACAGCGGTGGAGGAAGCAAAGGAGACGTTTCAAATGTCTCTGATGCCGGTGGTTCAGGCGTTGTTATAATAAGGTATAAATATAAATAAACATGGCATCCTTTGGAAAACTAAACGAAGCTAATGTAGTATTATCTGTATTAAAGGTAGATGATAAACAATTATTAGACGGCGACGGGGTTAAACAAGAATCCCTAGGTCAAGCTTTTTTAGAAAATATTACTGGTTGGCCAGCTAATCAATGGATTTGGGATAATGGTCAAGGAAAATATCCTATGTTAATGGGATCGGAATGGGATCCTACAAATCAAATTTTTTGGCCACGAATGCCCTTTGCAAATTGGACTAAAAATATTGCAGAAAAAAGATGGGTATCTCCAACAGGAGATGCTCCGGAACTTACTCAAGAAGAAAAAGATCAGGGAAAATACTATATTTGGGACGAGGAAAATCAAAATTATAAACTAACTCAAAATCCTTATTAGTTCGAAATTGATCTAGATCAAATATGATTAGTTTATATTGAATTTTATGTAAAAAATAGATAGGATAGAAAGTATAAAGGTATGAATAAAAAGATATTATCAGAAACTTGTTTGTTTGAAGGCGAAGTTAAAATGCCTAAACATTATGAAATTGATAGATATCAAATTAAATCAGAAATTTTAAATTCTAAATTACATCACAAGACTATAAGTGATAATCCTTATCATTATGCATATTCTGATTATGAAGTTCCTACTTCAAAAACTTTAAGTTTATTAAGAGAGTACATAAGTGAAAATATATATCTGGATCATAGAATTACAATAAGTCCCCGACTATCTTTTGGAAATGTGTTTGACCCAAAACAACAATCTTTTTTTAGAAATTCAATTGATCGGGTAAATATAAAAGACTCTCCTGATTATGTTATGATTTATGGAGTTGATGTTGATAAAGATTCATCCGTTATTATAGAAACTAAGGATAAAAGAGGAATTGAAAAATTATCTTTATTTAAAATAAAGAATAACCATTTTTTATTATTTCCTTCATATTTAAAATTTTTTATTAATGAAAATATTTCCTTTCAAACTAATATATTTTTAACAACTACGTACGTAATGGTGTCATGAATCTAGATAATAAATATTGGTATTTTCCAAGTGCAGTTCCACATAGAATATGTGACGACATTCTTAGATATGGAAAATTAAGAAAAGAGGAACAAGCTCTTACTGGAGACTTAAACTTAAATAGAGATTTAACAAAAAATCCTATAACAAAGGACGAACTTAAAATTATAAAGAAGAAGAGAGATTCCAATGTTGTATGGATGAGTGAGCAATGGATTTATAACGAACTTCTTCCCTATGTTCATAGAGCTAATGAAAATGCAGGTTGGAACTTTGAATGGGATCAAAGTGAACACTGTCAATTTACAAAATATGGAAAAGGTCAATATTATGGTTGGCACACTGATAGTTCGGAAAAACCATACGAGGGAAAAGGCCTACCTATGGGAAAAATTAGAAAATTAACAATAGTACTTCATTTATCAGATCCAAGTGAATATGAAGGCGGAGGACTAGAATTTGATTTTAGAAACCGGGACCCAGATAAAAAACCAAACATTAGAAAGTGTAAAGAAATAGCACCCAAAGGTTCCTTGGTGGTATTTCCTTCATTTATGTGGCATAGAGTATGTCCTGTAACAAGCGGCACAAGATATTCTTTAGTTATATGGAACTTAGGACAACCTTTTAAATAAATGATAAAAAGTTTTGATTTAGCAGTTAAACCAAATGAGAATTTTGTTAGAGCATATAAAAATGTTTTATCTAAAGATTTTTGTGCACACCTTATTGATAAATTTGAAAAGGTTAAAGAGGAGTATGTGGATGACAGAGGTAGAGTTACACATGATATATTCTTGCAAGAACATCGCAATCAATTTCAAGAAGAACTTTCTACTATAATAAAAGCACAACAAAAAGCATATGACAAATATGTTGAAGAATTTCCAATTTTAACTCATTCACCATATCATAAAGCTAAATTTTGGAAGTTGAGAAGAGTTGAAATTGGAGAACATTATAGTAGTAGAGACTGGCATTATGAGGCACAAAAGAATTTTATAGGAGATCAAGGTCGTATATTAGCATCTGTATTTTATCTCAATGATGTTAGAGATGGCGGTGAAACAGAATTGCCGTATCAGGACATAAAAGTTAAACCAGAAGTAGGAAAAGTAGTATTTTTTCCAGCTGGTTATACTCATACTCATGGGGGAGCACCACCAATAAGTAATCTTAAATATATTATTGTATCATTTTTTTTCTTTGAACTAGAGGGAGGAACCTAATGAAATTTAAATATCCGGACTTTACCGTTGTACGCAAAGCAATATCAAAAGACCTTTGTTTTTTTCTCAATAATTATTTTTCAATGAAAAAACAAGTTGCAAAGACTTTGTTTGATACTAAATCTATATCACCATTTACTAATTATTTTGGTGTATGGACCGATACTCAAATTCCTAATACCTACGCTCACTATGCAGATATTGCTATGGAAACTTTATTATTAAAACTTCAACCATTAATGGAAAAAGAAACAGGTTTAAAACTAACTCCTACCTATTCTTATGCTCGTAATTATAAAAAAGGAGACATTCTTCATCGCCATAAGGATCGTTTTGCTTGTGAAGTTTCTACTACGGTGTGTTTAGGAGGAGATCCTTGGGACATTTATTTAGAACCAGACCCTAAAAAAGGAAGGATAGTTCCAGGTAAAGGTTATGTACCAGGCACCACAAAAGGAATTAAAGTCACCCTTAAGCCAGGTGATATGCTCATTTTTTCAGGATCTGTCTTAGAACATTGGCGAGAAGAACTTAAAGGTGAAGAATGCTCTCAAGTTTTTCTTCACTATAACATTAAAAATAAAAAATCAATATTGTTTGATGGGAGACCTCATTTAGGTCTACCTGATTTTTTTTGTAAAAGAAATTAAAAATGGCTAATCATCCTCCTTATTGGTTGTGGAAAAATGTTTTAAGTTTGAAAGAAATAAAACGTTTAAACAAGTTAATAATGTCAAATTATTCTCACGAAGAAGAAAAAAACCAACAGGCACGCCATCCCGATGGTCGACCAAAGAAAAACGTAAAAACTTATGTAATTCCTTATAGACAATTAAAAGAATATATTTCTAAATTAGTAGACAAAGCTTATGATGCAAACCTTAGAGCATACAATTTTGATTTATGGCCTTATGGAGACGAAGACAATTGTTTATATAATATATATTCAGGAGATGAAAAAGCAGGTTATGATTGGCATGTAGATATGGATAACAACCCTTATGTAGATATTAAACTTACGTTAAACATAAATCTTTCTGAAAAACCATTTGAAGGAGGAGACTTGATCTTACAAATAACTAATGATATTAAAGTACCTGAGTGGAAAGAAAGAGGTTCCATGATTTTTTTTAAACCACATTCAAGACATAAGGTAACCCCTGTGACTAAAGGTGAAAGAAGAAATTTAATTTTATTTATAAAAGGACCTAATTTTAAATAAATGAAAAAAGAATTTACATATAATTTTTACTATACTGGACCTTTATTATTTCAATCTTCTTTAATGAAAGAAGATTTAAAAGTTTTTTTAAGTTTATGTGAAACAGATGAAAAAGAAAAATGGAATAAAAATCTAGCTGGATTAATTAAAAAAGAATATTTAATAAAAGATAAAAAAAAATTAGAGAAACTTTTAAAACCATATTTAATCTTATATAAACACGCCTATAAACACTGGTATAAAGAGCCCTGCAATGATCTGGCTCTAGATACTGCTTGGGTAAATTACATGAAGGCTGGTGAATCAAATCCAATTCATACCCATACTCTCTGTGAGTTTTCTGCTGTTTTTTATTTAAAAATGCCCAAAGGTTTAAAAAAAGAAAGAGATGATTTTGAAACAAGTGGAGCCAAACCTGGTGATATAAACTTTTTCATAAATGCTCAAACCAGTAAACATTTTATTAATATGAAGACATTTACACCCGAAGTAGGTGATTTCTTTATCTTTCCATCTGGGCTAGCTCATTTTGTAAATAGTTTTAAAAGCAAGGGCGAAAGAATTAGTGTAGCTGTTAATTTCAATATTTCTTAACCGTTGTATATGGTGTAAATATAGTATATCCTAAAATAAATTAGGATTTTTATGCTGCAAAAGATAGGTTTTTTACCAGGATTTAATAAACAAATTACCCCTACAGGAGCTGAAGCACAATGGACAGGAGGCGAGAATGTTCGCTTTAGATATGGCACACCTGAAAAAATAGGAGGATGGGCCCAGTTAGGAGATAAAGCTTTAACTGGATCAGCTCGGGCTCTTCATCAAATGGTTAACAAAGAAGGTATTAAATATGCCATCATTGGAACCAATAGAATTTTATATGTTTATTCTGGAGGAGTTTATTATGACATCCATCCTTTAACAAATCCATCAGGAACAGCAATTACAAATGCATTTAGCACGACTAATGGACAACCAGAGGTCACTCTTACATTTTCAGCTGCTCATAATTTTCAAGCAGGCGATATTATTTTATTCGGTGACTCGGCTACCTTTAGTGCAATTACTAATTCTAATTTTGGAGCTTCTGATTTTGCTGATAAAAAATTTATGGTAACTAGTATTACTTCTGCAACAGTTCTTACCATTACGATGTCAGCAAACGAATCAGGATCGGGTGCTACAACTTCAGGAGGCATAACTTATTATCGATATTATCACGTAGGTCCAGCTGAACAGGTTGGAGTTTATGGATGGGGTATATCCCAGTTTGGTGGTAGCGTAACCAATCCTCAAACAACAACTTTAGATGGAGCCTTAGGAGACAATGTTTATGGAACTGGAGGATCAGGAACAAGCATTACTTTAGATTCAGTTACAGGATTTCCAACAACAGGAACAAATTATATTCAAGTCGGCACAGAAGAGATTTCTTATACAGGAGTTTCAGGAAGCGATCTAACAGGAATAAGTAGAGCTGCTCGAGGAACAACAAGAGCTGCTCACTCTGATGGAGCAACGGTTACTAATTACAGTGACTATGCTGCATGGGGTCAAGCTGCGGCTACAACTGATAAAGTTGCTGAACCAGGATTATGGTCGTTGGACAATTTAGGATCTACACTTATAGCTTTAATTTTTAATGGAGCTGTCTTTGAATGGGATTCAGACTTAACCAATGCTACAACTACAAGAGCGACAATTATTTCTGGTGCACCAACAGCATCTAGAGATATGTTAGTCTCGACTCCTGATCGTCACTTAGTTTTATTTGGAACTGAAACTGAAATTGGAGATATCACTACACAAGATGATATGTTTTTAAGATTCTCTTCTCAAGAGGATATAACTGACTGGACACCTACAGCTGTTAATACCGCTGGCACACAAAGACTGGCTGCCGGCTCACGGATCATTGGAGCTAAACTAGGTAGAAATGCAATTTATGTTTGGACGGATACATCATTATTTACCATGAGATTTGTAGGAACTCCTTTTACGTTTGCTTATGAACAAGTGGGTACCAACTGTGGATTGATTGGAAAGAATGCAGCTGTTGAAGTAGATGGTGCTGCGTACTGGATGTCTGATAATGGTTTCTTTAGATTTACCGGTAAACTAGAATCGATGGATTGCCTAGTAGAAGACTATGTTTACGATGATCTCAATACAACTTCAAATCAATTTATTTATTGTGGAATTAATAACTTGTTTGGAGAGGTAATGTGGTTTTATCCAACCTCTGATTCTAACGTGGTTAATAGATGTGTCATTTATAGTTATTTAGATTCAACCCCATCTAGACCTATTTGGTTTACAAACGCTAGTTCAATTTTTCCAAGAAGTACTTGGATAGATTCAGCTATCTTTGGTTTACCTCATGCTACATCATATGATGCAAGCACGGATACCTCATTTGATGTAACCGGGAATACTGATGGAACTACTACTTATTATGAACATGAAACAGGAGTGAATTATGTTAAGGGTGGAACTACCTATGCTGTTCCAGCCAATATTTTGTCTGGAGATTTTGATATTACTCAGGACAAAAAACAAGGAATTACTTTTAGAGGAGATGGAGAATTTATAATGAGAGTGAGCAGATTTTTACCCGATTTTATAACTCAATCTGGAAATACAATCGTTGAATTAGACTTAAGAAATTTTCCTAATCAAACCGCAGCAAGCTCTACCCTAGGACCTTTTACTATTACTTCAGCCACTAACTATCAATCGTGCAGGGCACGAGGCAGATCGGTTGCAGTAAAAATATCCAACACTGCAATAGATTCTAATTGGAAACTGGGAACTTTTAGGTTAGATGTACATGCAGGAGGAAGAAGGTAATGGCTAAGATAGTACAATCATTAACTAGAGCAAGCAATGAATATGAAGTAGACGTGGCACAATCTTTAGTAAGAGATTTAGATGCTGTTCTGGAGAAATTAAACACTACCTTTCAAGAAGAATTAAAACAGGAGATAGAAGCTAGAAGCTTCTTTATGGAATAATGGCAGTAGTAAACCAATACGACTTTGTAGGAATAGATAATGATACTACCGATGCGGAACTTAATCCGTTTGGTGCAGGTAATCCTTTAGTTAGTGAAACCTATGTTATTAAATCTATACTCGTTACTTCTGCGGGAACACCCAGTGTAACCGTTACTAATAATGCTTTTACAGCTATTAAAACAGCAGCTTTAACGGCAAACACTACAGTGGAATTATTAACCCAACCGTTAATAGTAGTAGGGGGTACAACCCTTACAATTAAAGCAGGTAGCGCAGACTCATTTGATTTTGGTGTCAGCTATCTAAACATTAAAAAAGAGGTAACAACATAATGCAAGTACTAGAACCCAAAGAAGTAATAACAACTATTTCTAACAAGAAAACTGGGGAGAAATATAAGGATGAAGCAGCTTTGAAAGCGGCTAATATCCCAGAGGAGGATGTGCGAAGAGATGTTAGAGTAATCATGCCACCCCTTGATTTGTTTGCAAAAACAAAGTAGTATAATAAACTCAGGAGAAATACCTGCTCTTCAATATTAAATAAACGGATAATTATGGCTATAACAGATTTACAAATATCAGATACATTACAAACAGACGCTCCTTCTATTAAATATACAGGAAACGAAGGTCCTCAAGCTTCTCCACAGCACCAACAAGAACAAATGATTGCCCAAAAAATATGGGAAGGTTTAAGCCCTGAACAACGGGGTCAGTTTCAGAGCTTTGAACAATTTTTTCAAAGCGGAATTTGGAAACAAATCCTACAACAAATGCAAGCTGACGAAGGACAAGGACCAGAACAACAACAAGGAATCGGGAGCCTTGGACCAGAACCCATGCAACAACAGATGCCTATGCCTAATAGAATGGGTGCACAGTATGGTGGAGGAATAGGAATCGAGACTTTAAGAGGAAGAAGATAATGCCTTTCAAATCAGAAAAGCAAAGAAGATACTTATGGGCTAACGAACCAGAAATCGCAAGAGACTGGACCGATACCTATGGAAGTAGAATTAAGAAAGATGATGGTGGGATAACTAACGTCCCTTTACAAGCGGGAGCTGAAAATCATCTTGGTAAACAAAAGATGGTTACGGTTCCTAAACATTGGAAGTCTGGAAAAGATCATCCAGAAACAGAATTAGCATACATTACAAAACCAGAATTAGATTTAATACTTAAAGCAGATTTTCATGGCTCTTTAAAAGACGGACCTAATAAAGGACCAGGTGGTGTGATGAGTTTAAATGATGCCGGAACAGGTAGAGCTGGTTCAGATATTACTTCTTCCATGGATACAAATCCGAACGATCCAGGATGGAGTAGTACAGGGACTACACCTGGGGGTCAATATGATACTAGAATGTCTGAAGAGAGAATGAGAACAGTACAAAAAACTGAAGCTGACAAAGAAAAAAAATTTAAACGAGAAGCTAAAGAAAAGAGAAAAGCAGAAAAGAAAAAAGCTTCTTCTACCCGTCAAATAAAATATCAACAAAAATTAAAATTAAATTCATTAATTAGTCAATTAAGGAGAAAAGGATTTAAACAGTTTAAGAAAGGTACAACTACAATACAAGATATACAGAATTTCATGGATAGAGGTATGGTTTCTGATATGGATATGGAACCTACCTTAACAGCAAGATGGCAAGATTTAACAGATAAAAAAGGAAACCCTTTATATGATGCTGAAACAATAAAAAACTGGGAGAGCACTGGTTATGTACCTTCCTACCCAGGTACAACAGGATCACCAATGCTAGATACTGTTTCTGGTTTCATGGGGACTCCAGACTTAACTCAAAATCAAATACAAAGTTATCTAGATACAATTTCTGATATAGGAGCATCGGGAGATATGTCTTTTCAGGAAAGAATGAAAAAATTTGAACCAAACAGATATGCACAACAGCAAGGAAATATAACTTGGAATCCTGTTCAAGGAAGATTTGACCGTATACCTGGTGAAGGAGGCAGAGATCCTCATGTTTTTAGAAATACAGGATTAACTCAAAGTGGAAGCGGAGCTTCAACAGCTGCAGCAACTACAACAGATACTCCATCAACATTTCAACAATCACTTACCGCTGGTGTAAATAATCCTTTTGATTATTACGTGGGGGAAGATCCAACAGCAGAGAATTTAGCATGGGGAGAAAAGTTTGGAGTAGATCCAAGAACCATGTACCGAACATCATGGGCCGCGGACGGTGGAAGAATACCGGCAGCGTATGGTGGTATCATGGATACTGAAACTGGAAGAAGAGCTTATGGTTTAGGAAGTATATTTAAAAAAATAGGAAGAGCTGCGAAGAAAGTTTTTAAAAGCCCAATAGGTAAGGCTGCATTAGGAATTGGAGCTGGCTGGTTATTAGGTGGTGGTGGAATTGGAGCCTGGAAAGGTTTTCCAGGTGTTGGTGGAACAGGTTTTTCTATGGAAAATTTAAGAAATAGATGGGGTATTAAAAATTTATTAACTAAAAAAGGTGAAGGTAAAGAATGGAATCCGTGGGCACTAGGAATCGCTGGAGCTTCAGCTCTACCTTTCTTCATGGGTGGTAAAGACAAAGATGAAGATGAGAAGTTTGATTACGATGCAGCGAAAAATGCATACCAAGATGAGATTATGAGACTAAGAAGAGGAGTTATGGCTGGTAATTTAAAAGATGCAGCTACTCAATCTTTCTTACCTGTTAATTATGGGTGGGCTCAAGGTGGAAGAGCAGGATACTATGCCGGTGGTCAATCAGTTCCATCAGACTATACTATGGAAGATGCAATGATGACTACAACTCAAGACAAACTAGGTGGCATTACAGATGTAATGAAACAAGCTGATCTTAATCGTCAAGGAAGTGT